TTCTACAATTTCAATATCATCCACTGTTAGACTGGCTTGAATTATTTCACTTTCTTTCGCAGTAACTTGATACAGGCTACCAAAAGCATGATTAGCTGCTCTAGGAACGAGAACCACTGAATCTAATTCAGTTCTCAATCTGTTATGTATTCTGCTAGCTAGATCAGTAAAATAGAACGGTTGACCGAATTCCCACTGGTTAATATCAAAATATTCATTGACTATCTGTACTATTTCAGTTTTAACACTATTGTCACTCATACTCCTATTCTGCGATCTGATTATTTTCAGAAACGCTTGTAATTCGGGATTGGCTTTAGTACCTAATATTACTTTTATATCTCCGGGCTGGATTATTAGCGTGTCAGATATCATTTTGTTATCAATAAGATATCCATAATCATTCCGCAATTGAAAAGGGGTGGGTGGTTTGGGCTTAGTAGTAATTTTATTATTCAACCATAAACGTAAATCAGAATAATATCCTCTACTTATCACGAAAGCATCTATGATGTTAGATGGTGCAGGGTCAATTAAATGATATCTAGGAGTCCTATGCAACCAAAGAAAGTTTACCCCTTCTACACCCCTTTCTCTTTTCCAGTGTATGGGGTCACTATTCCATTCAGCCTCCAATAGCGGCGAAAACGGGACATACACCCATGGTGAGTCTGGGTCTTCTCTATTAAAATATACATAGTTATCTTCAGGGATTAGGTAACTCAGGGTTATATTATCTGTAATACCCTCAACGGCCCTTTCTAAGGGTAAAGTTATTACTGAACTATAATTGCAAAGACCTGTATCTATTCCCTGCTCTACTCTTAGACCTTCTAAGACGGCAAAACGGTAATTCTCACTCAATGGCTGAGAGTCAGCGCCTCGGTTAGCTTTCAAAATAACTAATTCATCTAAGTTACTATTGGACGTATCATATGTTATAACCCTATTTCCCGCATTGTTAACAAAAAATCTCGTCTCTTCACTCCTCATCACTAACTGCTTAGTCTTATACGTTATTATCCAGCTATTATCAGTTTGGGCTTCGATTGATATCCACCACTCAGAGGGTTCAGTAGATAGCTGGGTAGACCATTCATTATCAGTTTGTGGATTGTTAATATTATAAGTTAAATATACCGTATTCGGTGCAGTGCTTAATAAGGAGTTTAAAACATTAAACAGATCATTATATTCTGCCGTAGTAAACTCTTTATTGAATAGTTCTGGGGTCACCCCATTTAAAATAGCAGTGTCATGAAACGTATTCTTAGATAAAATAGGTTGTATGTGATTAAAAATCAGAGAATTTATTAGACTTACATTTAGTCCACCATCTTCTGGTGGCAACTCCCCAGATAAAATAGTTTTAGTGGGAGTATTAGTTGAGAAGTATACGGTTAAATCATCTCCAAACATTTTAACATTTTCGTAATACTCTTTAGGGTCATGCCATGCAATATACTTAGAATCTCCCGCAAAGGTTCTGTTGATAGCACGAAGTTTTAAAATGGTGTTATCTTTAAGCATGAATTCATTATAGTCACGCCCGTTTACCATACGGTCTTGCGTATAATATACAGAAGGTGCTACTTCTCGGATACGTTCAATTGACTCCGTAGGGGCACTATTTTGTATGGGGTTAAATAATGAAAACGTGAAGCTAAAAGTTTGAGGCCTTGCGTCAACACCTTTATATTTAAATGTTCCCGACGAATTCTGTATTGCTGATTTAGGGATTGCTAAGCTTGAATCTCCTAAGCTTGTAGTATCGCTAACTCTGTACCATAATTCAAATGTACCATTTGGAATGGAAGAAAAGTTCCCATCTCCAAATATTAAACGTATAGCATCATTGTCTAAAGTTTCTACCTCAAATTTATTTCTGTTAGGGGCAGTGTTGAATAATACGTTTTGAGTATTTGCTATATCTACTTGCTCCCATTCCCCTAATCTAGGGGCGTTAAATGACTCGTCCCCTGAAAGTACAACACCACTATCAGGATCGATGTTATTCAGCCATATATCTACTTGATTTATATTATCCTTGTTTATGTTAACTTTTTGGTTTGGTAAAACACCATCGAAAAATAATTCTTCTCTTTTTAATTCGCCTTGCTTAGTTAAAAAGAAAAAACCTGTATTATCAGATGAATCTCCTAGCCCGTCTCTAAGATATAAAATACTCATTCTTTGGTTTTTTTCAGGTCTTTTTTCTTTAGGACCGAAATCTGTCAAGGTGCTACTAACCAGTTCCATAGGAAAGGTTTCATCAGATACGTTGACATTGTACTTAATAGTATTAGAGGGTATGGGTTCGTTATTAAATGTATACAACTCAAAGAGAACATCTTGAACCTGTCTTCTATCACTCGGTAGAACTGTGCCTACTTCTTGTTCTAATACCTTATTCATAACAGTCACGAACTGTTCTTTCCAGTTTGGATTGTTGGGGTCATTCCAGCGAATGGTTCTGTTTGATATGTTATTACCTAGGGAGTCTACTACGGTTTCGGTGGTTCGTATCGATGTAATCTTCACTAACCCTCTAGCAGGCAGGGTGCGACTAGCGTTATACGAAAGGAATTTTGCTAAACGGAGAACTGACTCCTTCCTTTCAGCCGTAGTTAAAAAGTTTTCATGACTATTTAAATCGATTCTATAAGCTAATAATTCGGAGATATAGGCGAAAACCTCTATCAAAACCACCATGTCTGATGTTTCAATGTAATCATTAAAATCTTCAGGATAGTACAATTTAAGATAATCTAATAGGGACTGTTTGACACTATTATAGTCCCACGCTTTAAAGTTTATCTGTTGAAAGCCATCATATATGCGCTCCCAGTTTTCGGCGATGTTTAGTTCTCTTTTCATATTAACTCTCAAATTCCAATCGTATCTCAAACTGATCAATAAAATTAAGCTCTAAATACCGCAACTCAGCTATTGCAATAATGGACTTTTCACTAAAGAGCGGCCTGACTTCCAAATCTCGCAATTCTACACGCGGATCATAATTAAAAACATTTAGTAAATCAGTTAATATTATCTGCATGGATGTATCGTCCATAGGCTCCATTAACTGTTCCTGTATGCGCGTACCAAACACTGGCATCATTACTCTTTCACTTCGACGAGTGAAAATGTGATTAAGGAGATCATGTTTTACCAACTCAACATTTTTTCTACGAATGTTTTTATCATATTCAAAATCTCTTAATGATATGCCTTTATAAAAAGTTTTACTCATCTCAGTTCAGAATAGTATTCCAGTATTTATCAAAAAAGCAAAGAAGACCCCTTCCTTCAGGGAGGGGATAAACTCTACTAGCTCTTAGGACGGTCTTGTTGTTCAATATATTGCTTTAAAATTGCCAAAGGTGCGCCACCTACTGAACCTGAAAAATATGAAGGAGACCACAATACACCTTTCCAATATTTGTCAGTCAAGTCCGTATATTCTTTACGCATTAAACGTGAACTAACACCCTTTAAGCTATTCACAAGTTTACTAATTTGGACTTTTGGCTCATAGGTAATCAAAATATGCACATGATCAGATTCACCATTAAATTCTTCTAAATTACACCCAAAGTCTTCACACACATTTTTAAATATTTTTTCTAATCGTAGTAGATGTGAATTGTTGAATACTGGCTTTCTATATTTGGTAACAAATACCAAATGTACATGCATTACTGAAACAACATGTCTTCCTCTTCTCAAATTTTGCATTGACCAATTCCTCTATTTGCTATATACTATATATAGAATAACAGATTAAGCGTTTTAGACCAAGTGAAAAAGATCAAAACATTAAAAGTTCGAATACGAGATAAACATGCTAAAGAGCTAACAAGACAATCTCAAGCTGTTAATTTCGTATGGAACTATATTAACGATCTTTCTAACAAAGCTATTACTGAAAGAGGGAAATGGTTTTCTGAATATGACTTTCAGCCGTATACAAAAGGTTCTAACAAGGAACTGGGACTGCATTCCCAGACCATACAAGGTGTTGCGAAAGAATATGTGACCCGAAGAAAACAATTCAAGAAAAACAAACTGAAATGGAGAAAATCTTTCGGAACACGAAGATCACTTGGTTGGATACCAGTTAATACTGGTGCAGCCAAATGGAAAAATGGTCAGATATATTTCAACAAACAATATTTTAAATGTTGGGATAGCTTCGGTCTTTCACAATACAAATTTAAAACTGCCTCATTCAATGAAGATTCTAGAGGACGATGGTATTTCAATGTTCAAGTAGAAGTAAACATTGATAAATCAAAAGGTAAAGACTCAGTAGGCATCGATTTGGGATGTAAACATGCTATTACCACTTCTACGGGTGAAAAATTAACAGGTCAATGGTATAGAGCAGAGCAACAGAAATTAGGTATTGCTCAACGTGCTAGGAACAAGAAACGAGTTAAAACAATACACCAAAAGATCAAGAATAGAAGAAAAGATGAATTACAAAAATTGTCTACAAAATTAGTACAGGAAAACGGTGCTATCTTTGTGGGAAATGTATCAAGTAATAAGTTAACTAAAACAAAAATGGCTAAATCAGTATTAGATGCTGGATGGTCAATGTTCAAAACCATGTTGGAATACAAATGCGCTTACGCAGATGTGGTATATGAAGAAGTTAACGAAGCTTACAGTACCCAAGCTTGTTCGAGTTGTGGAGTTATATCCAACAGCAGTCCGAAAGGTAGGGCAGGACTTGGAATAAGAGAATGGACATGTGCAGACTGTGGCACGGTGCATGACAGAGATGTGAATGCAGCTAAGAATATTCTCGCGGTAGGACACTATCGTCTCGCAGGAGGAATCCCCTCACTTTAGGGAGGGGAGGGTGTCAAGTAATTTACCTACGCCATAAAGGACCGCGTTCAATAGTTTCATCGCCTTCAACTTTCCCAATGTCTTCCAAACCTTCTGGTGTTGATTCGTTATCATATTGATCGATCCAGTCTACGTTATCAATGTACCCGTCATTTTCTTTATTTTCTTCATCGTCACTATCTTGTTTGAGTACTCTAGGCCACGGTTCATGCTCTGGGACTCTATTGGTCCAAGGTGCGAAATTTGTACCTGACTCAACTGGAACCTGAATGTCAAAAGAAAATGTCACGGGTGCTGGTGGTGTGCCCGGAGCGATAGGTGGTGTACCACAACATGCTTCTATCGCGGCAATTAGTACCGTGGGGC